TGCTGTTCTAACCGTTTTTCCCGTGATATAAGTACCAGTTATATTTTCAGCTGCAACACTGCCAGCAGTAACTGACAAAGCATTTACGAAACCAGTTGTAACGGTATTTCCAATAATAGTAGTTACTCCAGCTGAGTCCTGTGCTGTTCCAAGACCTACGTTTGTTCCAACAATCAATTGTCCTGTTGTAATTTTTGAAGCGTTGATACTATTTGCAAGGATGTTATCTCCAACAATCTGAGTAGCTTCAGACATATTATAGGTAGCGGAAATTCCGTCTGGATTTGCAACGGCCACTAGAACTTTTCCAATTCCAACAGAGTCTGAAGAAGTTGTAGTGATTTGATATGCAGTTTCTGATACTAAAAGGTCCAAATATATATATGTCTTAGCCACCATGTTCCCAGTGTTTCCAGTAGATATAGAATATGAAACTCCACTCGCAGAAGTGAATGTTCCAGAACCCCAAGTGACAGTGTTGGCATCAGTTGAAACAAAGGTACAAGTCTGACCCCAACCCCAGTTTGAAACATCCAGAACTGTCACTGGGTAAGTTCCCGGTTCTAGTTGTGCACCGTCTATCATAACGTTACCTGTATTAATATCTTGAGCGGCACCACCTGAAGGAATTGAAGCTGGTTCGTCAGTGCTCGAATCTACAGATTGAAAAACAGAATCTTTTGTAGAAGAATCCTGAGATGTATCTTTATATAAGTATCTATTCAAATATAATTCAGATAATTGCATAATTAATTTTGGTCTAATCCTTTATCTTGGATAGCTAGAAGTTCAATACCATAGAACACTATCGGAGTACCTGTAGTATTACCAGATAATCTCAAACGTGATTTGTTGAAATCTACTGTTGAAGCATTTGGGAACAGTGCGATATAATTATTTTTTATAGAATCAATGTCAGTCCATACATTCGGTTGTTGCTTCTCTGCCTGATATTGCAGTTTAGTTCCTGCCCCATTATCAGAGGCGACCATAATACCGCTGATTGATTTCGAACGTGAGTACATTTCAGTGTAAGAACGCCATCTATCAATCACTTCGAAATAGATTGAACTACCCAAGTCTGTGTTTCCAGAATCAAGTTTCGCAATTACTCCTGTTGAAGTTCCTGCAACTTGTTCAATGGTTGTTCCATTATCATATCTAATAAGAGCAGTTACAGTACTTCCCAAATCGTAAATGGTCCAGACTTGAGTAGAGATAGAATATCTTACTTGACAATTTGCATAGGTAACTCCTTCCACAGTAACGGACCCGATAGTCCACTTCACAGCATCAAAACCATCGTAAATACCGTAAATGCTTTCGTACGAAGTTCGAGGAATAGCTTTAACGAAGTCAATAATTCTACGAGAAATTTCCGTAGGTTGGCCATCGTAATTAAATTTGTAGAATCCTGATGAGTGGTGGAAATACAAACCATCTTTCGCTTGAACGATTGATTCCTGTGAATACGTTCCTACGTTGTAGGCAGGGTAGGCATCAACGTTGGAGGAATTATAAACACGGTATATATGATTCTGTTTGAAAACAAGGAGAGCTTTTGGAACTCGAAATAATCCTGTCATTGATTCACCGTCTTGAGGAGAGAAAGTTTCAATGTAGTTTGAGACATCGTAAGTCACCGTGTAGGTTGAAGGTGGTGTAAATTGAACGATATCTGAATAATACAGAGCATCGTTTGCTTTATTTCCAATCCAAATTCTTCCATCAAATCCAGCTTGAATAAAATCTCCAAGAGGCATTGCAGTTGCAGGAATAAACCCAGCTTCAGCTGAGAAGGCTCCTCCATTTGAACATTGCAAAGCATCCGTACCGTTGACCATATATAATCTGTTCAACCACTGACTGTATCTAGCTTTTGTTGAAACTGTTGTAGTTCTAGCAGTACTCCAAGTTGCTCCATTCCATACAGAAATATTAGTACCAACCTGACCATAGAGTCTTTTCACTCCACCTTGAATATTCAACGCTCCCAAAGAAGTAACACTCCCAGCTAAGGATGTGGCGTAAGTTGCAATACCCAACCTAGTAGTCATCGCACCAATTGTATCGAAGTTCACGTTCACTGCTATTTGCACTGAATTTTCAGGACAGACCGTATCGCTCAGTTGAGCTGAGCGGATAACGCCTTCTGTCGGATATGGAATTTTTATATTTTCTATTGTTGTTGACATTATATTTTTATTTTAATTTTCCCATCCCCCATCCCTATACCGCAAAACATAAGGATGGGGGGAGAAAAACTAAACAGTTACGTTAGTCACAAGTCCGTTTACTATCGTAATAGTTGCTGGGTTACAAGGACCTGTACTGAAAGTACCTACTGGACCTGTAGGACCCGTTGCTCCTTGAGGACCTGTAGGACCCGTTGCTCCAGTTGCTGAAGCTGCACCTGTTGGACCTGTATAGCCAGTTGGACCGATTGGACCAGTATAGCCTGTTGGACCTTGAGGACCTGTTGGACCTGTTGCACCCGCTGCACCAGTTCCGATTGCTGACCATGATGGACTAGCAACTGTACCCACGTTTTGATAAACCGCAGTACCATTTAGGTCTTGCAATAGACATTCTAGTGCAAAAAGACCTCCATAGGTTGTTCCTGCTGGCGGTGTACCGATAACTGTACCGAAAGTAATAAGCGGTGTTGAACCACTGCTTTTTGGTTGTTCCATTTGTTGAACATCAACTGTTGGAATCAAAGGATTAATATATGCCATGATTTTAATTAATTAACTTGTAATTTGTTTCTTGACTTGGGACCAGGCTTCTCAAGTTTAGGTGATAGAGTTTTTTCTGCTGACCACCTATAAGCATAAAATCTTTGCATTAAAGTTTCTCTGCTTATACCTAATTCTTTCGACCATTGGCTAAATGTTTTACCATTTAACTTTCGGACATTTCCTGTATTATTCATATTTTCCATTCGAGTAACCCAATGACAATTTATCTTGCTATAACCTATTTTATTATTTATTCGGTCTAACTCTGTGTCATTTTCATTGATTTCTCTATGTAAAAGATATAAGTCCCACATATCAATAAAGAAATACTCAAATTTTTTCCATCTATCAGACACTTTAACCCCCTTATTGAAATAAGATTTATTATTTCTGTTGGTAGTTTTTTGTCTGCATCTCCGATTCATTTCACTCCAAACTTTGTAGAAATTTCTTTCTACCTTATTTGGATTTGATGAAGATTTAAATTTTGAATGAATAATATTTGACATATCTTTATTAAGATGTTATAATCGTGGTATCCTGACCCGTATAAAGATTATCAAACAAAGCTTTTACTAATGATTCGAACTTCTTTAAATCCGGGTCGTTACCTTCCAATGCAATATCTTTACGATATTTAATGGCGTAACGAAGATACCACTTGTAAATTTCACGATAATGCTCAGGGAGAACTTGATAAAGATTTTGAACCTCATCAATCTTTTTGTAGTAATCAATATATATGTTATTCCCCTGCATTGAATCAGGAATAATTCTATCAAAGACTAACTTATCTCCGTGAACAGTATAATAAATCGGCTGTGAAATTGTGGGTCTCGACCAAACCCGAGTGCCGACTGGAATATCTCTTGTTATTCCAGTAACGCCTAGGAGTTGGTTTGTTGTAAGGTCTACTGAGGTATATGCGATTTGCATAATTGTTTGAGTAAACCCTGTTGTTTCAACATACGCAACTCCAGCTGATGTGTTTGGAAAATCCCCGGAGCTATCTAACGTAATAGAAGTAGCTCCAGTCAGAGCTTCGGCTGTAGTAGTTCCACCCATAACTGAAAATGCAATTTGGTTCCAACTTCTTTTATCAATGTATTTCAAGTTGAAAGGTGTAAGAACGTTTCCAATCATAAACCTACAAGCCAATACCGACCTATCTGTTTCAGAGAAATCAATATCTTCAGGGAGGTTTATGGAATTACTTCCAGCATAAACTTTAATAGGATATTCAAACTGTTGTTGCCAAGCGTGTCTGATACCATACAATTTTGCTTCAGTGAATTTTCGTGCATCGTCAATGGCTGATAGACAAAAATCTACAGTTATTTTTGGGTCACCTTCTGATACCCCCATAGCTTTTAGAACTGGGAATATAACTGAAGCAACAGAGTTTGTTGGATAGGAATCAACGCTGATTGGGGAGGAAAATTCCGACACTAAACCAGTGATGGAATTTTTCCATTGAACCTTGTAGTAATCTGTTGGAAGTCCCGTACTGTCATAGATTACTGTTTTTTGCTGAGTGGTGAAGAAAGTCTGAGTAGCTAAAACCGAGTAAGTTCCGCCTATTGTAGAACATTTAGAAATTACAATCTGGTCGTATTTTAACTCGCTAACAGAGTCTCCTCTGTTGTGAAGGTTGGAAGTTGCTAATGTTACAAATGACGTAGCTGTGTGAGAAGTAGATTTAATTATCTCAGCGTTTTCTGAACCAATAGAAGAAAGTAACAACATGATATCCCCAGCGATAAAGTCTGCAGCGTTATCAACAGGGACAGCAAGGACCGCTGAAGCTATGTTACTGCTTATATAAGTCGTTGTCTTGACATCCAATTGATTAGGAATTTCAAGGGTATTTCCTATATTGTGAAAAACTCGAATTTGAGGAAAAGAAGAACTCATATTATTTTATTTGTATTAATTGGAATACCTTTTGACATACCTTAATTCTATACTCTTTGTTTCTTAAAATCAAATTATCCTTGATTACTTGAACTCACTGCAATCCCATTTTTGTTCAAAACAGCTACAACAATTTTTAGAATTGCTCCAACCGCAACAAAAAGTAGTCCAATCCCTGCATCTGTTCCAATCTGCACAAGTCCTGCACCTAATAGTAAGCTTCCTGCTTCATTCAATGTTAATGATGTATTATTCATATAATTTCAATTAAATATTTCTGTTAATTTTGATTTTGTTAATGGTCCAAAGTTACCCTCTGCTGGTACAATTCCGTATTGCTTTTGGAATTTTATACAAGAAGACCTAGTAACTGGGCCCCAATTCTCGACTTTTGAAACATTAGTTGGGAATAATCCTAACCACTCAAAGCATGTTTGAGCCGATATAATTGTACCATCAAACTTTGGTTTGTCGCTTCCTTGCTGTGCAAATTTGAAGGCCATAACATAAGAAGCCAAGAAACATCTTTTGTTGAAATAATCACGACTGATTAATCTTTGACCGTTCATTGAATGTCCAAGACCCCAAGATTCATCGCAAACTAAATATTCAACACCATTATAAGTTACGGGTTCAATCGCTATGATTGAATGTCCTGATGTATAAGGTTTACCACTATAAACCGGGATATCTTTCCACTCTTCTCTATTGAACTTGAACCAAACCATTACACCTTTACCAGTTTGTTGAAGGGTTGAGGCAACAGTATCGAAATCTAAAGGAAGAGAAATTTTCTTAATCTCTAAAACTTTCGCTAAATCTTTTGCATAAGTAGGCATTGGTACAGCCATACAATCTTTTTCTCCTAGACCGTCTCCTGGCATAAATGATTCAAAGATATTTCCAATTTTAGGGAATATAGAGTATATATCTACTGAACTACATCCTCCGCCATTATTGATATCACTTCTAAGTTGATATGGAAAACAAGTTGAGAAATCTACCCATACACCATATTTCTGCAAGAACCAAATTGAAAGTTCTTTCGCATAAGTAAATGTGACACACCGGCTACTTGAACCCTGTGAACGTATTGGATACTTCACAAAATCTTTTACATCTTTTACTGGGAAAGTGGGAGTTGCTACTGAAGCCACTACATCACTTTGCTGATAATTTTTTTCTTTCTCCTCATCAGTTTGGTTGTCTATACAACCTAAATAAATTTCTAATTCGTTGTCCATAAATTTTCTAATTTAACTTTTAATAATGCTCGGTCTTCTTCTACTTTTTCCCAGCCTAATTCATACACCTTATCCATTGGAGAACCTTTTGAGAAATGATAATGATGTACAATCGCTTTATCAGCTCTAACAAAGATTCCGAGTTTCTCCATTTGAGCTAATAAATAATTATCAACTCCAACATGATGAAAATCTGTATCAAATACTTCACCAATCTTTTCAATGATATCTTTCCTAATCATGAAATGCTCGTTGATATTTCCTCTGTCTGGATACACTTCACCTGTATTGAAAGCCACATAACCTTTCTCTCCAACCTTCAACGCTTCGTTAATTGATTCCGGTGTGAACTCATTGTCATTTGCTGCATATACAATCCAATCACCAGTTGATTCTTCAACCCCCTGTTTAACAAGTTTTGGAACTCCAAGTCTGTCATTAAATAAGTCTTGTTTAACAATTATTTCAATTCTATCTTGTGGATAATTCAATGATTTTATTGAGTTCAAACACCTTTCTAGGCCTTCACTTCTATCCAGGGTAGGGATAATAAAAGATATCGAAGGTGTTTCTATTGTTTTTTCCATAGTGGTTTTATAAATTTATTTGCTAATTTTTTCATAGTTTTTACGTCAAATGTTTCACCCTTTACCATGTTACACGTCATACACGATAAACAAATATTAGACTTAATATATCCAAGTTTATTACTTTTCCTATCTATACTAAAACGTAATTTACCTCTATAATTCTTTATTAAGTATAACTTCTCTTCTGGGATTTCGCAATAAGAACATTTTTTTTCTTCGTTTTTATACCACTGAATAAATTCATCTTTATCTATAATTGAGATATATTTCTTTTTTCTTGTTCTACTAACCAAGACGTGATAAATACCTAATGGTGTTTTATGATACCTCGCCCCCTTTTCTCTTTGTTTTTGTAAAAAAAGTTCTGGATTTTTCTCTCTTCTTCTTTTTATTGATTCTATTGATAATTCAATATACCTTTCTTTATTCTTAATATAATCTCTACGCTTTGATTCTTTAACTTTATCTGGATTCGCCAATCTCCATTTTCTATTATTCTCTCTAATTTTGTCCTTATTCTTTAACCTCCACTCCTTGTTATATTTATAATAATTGTTCATACCTAAAGTATATCATATATAACTTTAGGACAATAATCGTTTTCTGATGATTCCTCCAAAACTCCAGCCTTTCATCACTGTTACAAGCTCCTCCATTTCAAGTCCGTCAAACTCTTCAATAATCTTTGCAAGTTTCTGGCGAGTGAAAGTTTGAAGATGATATCCGCCACTGAGCATTGGATTCAGTGTGTCTATTATTTCATCATCAGGAAGAATAAAGATTATCCGACCGTTCGGTTTCAAAATTCTTTTCCACTCAGTTAAAGTTTTGTTGGTATCAGCTATGTGTTCCAAAATATGACTTGCTAATATTACATCAACAGAATCAGATTCAATCATTGGTAAGTCATCAACACTAGCGACTAAATCAACCCCTGCTTTATTTTCAATATCTACACCGATAGCTCTCGGTAATGTTTTGAAAGTAGAACATCCTAAATCATAAATGACTTTATCTTCGTCTGTTATTCTTGCTAATTTGAAAAGTCTCTCAGGATGAGTCTCTTGGGAAATTGAAAACATTGTATTCAGCTCTTCTTGAGTTGGTCTATAAAGGTAAAGTCGTCTCAGTGTTTCTTGGTCAGCTTGTTCTGTTCTTGTTTTTCCAACAAAGACTGGGTCGAAAGAACTTCCTGCATCAATACAAGTGAATGATTCTTCATGAAGAGACAATTGAGCAATTAACCACTTTGCTGGCATACCACAACTGAATATCCAAATATCATTTTCATCTGGACCTTCGAACGAAATGGTTTTAAGATACTCAAAAGCATTGACAAGTGGAACCTCTATGAACTCGGCGTTTAAAAAATCCGAAGCACCTTTCAATCTTTCTGGTCCAATAAAGAATTTACGTCTAGGAGAGTTTTTAACTGTTACCCAAAAGTCTCTAACTTTTTCTAAATCATTGTCTGTTCTATGTAGAAATGTATTATAGAATTTCTGATTATCCCACTCAGCTATTTCTGCATTCCCCTTAAGAAGTTCAAATGATTCTAGTAATTTCTGACCAAGTTCTTCTGAATAAGGATGGTTATCACAATTCGCTCCTTTCTCACCATTCATACAAGCGATTTCACCATCGCCTCTTTTAACAAAAGTAAAGTTCTCATTATTTTTTATACGGTCGGTGTAATCTTCAATTTTTGACTTGACAAAAAATTGAGCGTCTTGAGCATATTTAGGATTACTTGGATTAAAAGCAACCGCCTTGAAATAATGTTCTCTCGCTTTTTCTTTATTTCCATTCCACCAATATGCAGTGTATAGAAGTTCATGAGGAACATGTTCATAATAAGGTTGATGATTTGAATAGAAAGGAAGCTGAGTAATTGAAAGAGCTGCTTCACAATACACAATTGTTTGAGGATACATTCCTTTGTGGAAATAATATTCTGCAAGCAACATAAGAGGTTCCCGTCTTGCTTCTTTTTCCACAGATTTTGCACACCACTTCAACATTTCATCGAAGTCACCTAGGGCTTTATAACATTCCGCAATATGAAGCATTGATTGAGAGGCTTCTGTTGGCCATTTATTCATTGAAATGTGATTTTTAAATTCCTTAATGGCTGATTTATGTCTTCCTAAATAAAACATCTCACGAGCAAAATAGTGTGAATTTCTATCATTTTCTGGATGTTTATAACAATCAACAGCAAGACCTTTTAAGTAACCTGACCGATTAGTTTCAACATTCTGATAGTGTTCGAGCTTTATAATATCTTCACCTAGATAAACCATTTTAGCATCACCAACCAAAATCTCATGAATGATTCCTTCCCAGTGTAGTTTTTTTCTGTTGTAAAATTTGCAGTGTCGGAATTTTATAACTGGATTTCCTAAATGGTCATGACTAAAAACAAATTCATATTCCAATTGTTCTGCACCATTTTCAATAACTTCGTTCAGTTTATCAATATCAAATTTTGTAAATATCTCATCACAGTCTGGAGTAGCGATTACATCGTTGGAAGCGAAGTCTGCAATGTAGTTTCTTGCAGATGAGAAATCAAAGAGAGAGTCGCCCTCTTTTACAACAGGCTCTTCATTATCAACAATGAATTTATTATTAATGTTGTCGGATAATTCTTTGTCTATATTTATTCGGAACTTGTCACCAACTTCATGAACGATACAACCTAAAGAGCGAGCAACATCTGGTGTTCCATCGGTGGATCCTGTATCAAGGACGTAAAAATTGCCCCCTCTCTCCATAAATTCTTTGACTGAATTAATTAACCTTGGCAATGTTTTAGCTTCGTTTCTAGCAATAACCGCAATATCAAAAAGTGGTTTAATCATGTTTTTGTGGTTAGTTTTTAATATTTATATTATATTCTTCCTACTGAAAGAAAGCAAAGAAGTTACTAAAACTTTGTAATAGGTTGGCAAATAACCCCTTTGGTTTATAATTCAAAGTAGACTTCCTATAATATGTTTCTACTTCTTTTGCTGTCCATGCTCTGGATTCTATGATTACTTCGTCTACAAGACCGTTTAGGTAAGAGCCGCCAGCGGCGGTGCTACCTATTACGAGAGGGGAAGTTGAGTTGAATATGGAAGTTCTAACAGAGTCTTGTACGCTAATGCTTCTGCCATTCAAATAGAGTTCTGATAAGTGTGTTGATGCTGTATATTTAACTACTATATGTTTCCAATTAGAAAGTCCAAGATTCAAAGAGGACCAAGCAACGGCAGTAGAAGCACTGGCTCCGTCTGCGTTGACAGTAAGCACCATATCATAGTTTCCAGAGTTTTCTGCATAGAATATTTGATATGAGCGTTGATTCCCCGTTGGTGTATATTTTGTAAAGATGTTAAATGCATCACTTCCTGCTGGATTAACCAATAGTTTCATCCAAAAAGAAATAGTAAAATCCCCAGTTAATGATATTGAATCACTATCTGCTATTGTGATTAAACTTGATGTTCCATTAAACTTCGCACCCTGTCCAAATCTTCCTTGTGGATATGTGATGTCGGTTGGTGTTCCTGTGTTTAAGTTGCCAGAATAATCGTTTGAATTATTGTTCAATGGATAATATGCTTTGGTATTCCCGCTTGGTTGAAATGCTGATAAGTTTCTCATAGCAGTTCAATTAAATTACGGATAGGTATTTGGGACGAATTGATACTTCGTGGTCTCCCGCTGTTCCAGTTAGGGCGTTTCCTGATGAGTTTACTACTCCAATACACCATTTGGCAGGGAGGGTTAGACCTAATTCTGCTGTGTCAAAGACTTTAGAATAACTAGCAGTTGCTGGGGTTAGAATAGTTCCTAAAAGTAAAGCGTTGATAGGAGTGTAAGCTCCATCTGAACCTGCGAACTCGTCATCAAATTCTGTTCCGTCTTCTGAACGAATAAGATAAACTGAAACATATCCTGTTGCCGAAGTTCCTGATGTTTTTACTTGAACTCTAACATCTGCTGAAATGTAAAGGTTAGATGTGTTGTCTACTGCGGTTGAAGCACGACCAGACCCATTCGCAAGTGATGCAAGTGTGATAGTTAAGTCTGCTTGTGTGCCTAGAACTTGTTTAATGTTTGCCATATTATATGTTGTTAAGTAATGCTAATAATGTCCATTTTGTATCTGTACTATTAAAAATGAATCCCATAAACAAAGTTTTGGACAACACTGTTGTTGATGGTAAAGGAAGGTCGGTTGAAGCATTGAATTGGGTATCCCAAGTTAAAGCTCTAGCTGTCCCGTTATCTTTTATACTAATTATTAATTTACTCCCCTCCACTGGAGTCCCACCAGGATTATTAAATTTCAATGCACCTGCCTGTGCAGTAACGACAAACTCGTCACAAGTCGCAACAGAAAGAGAGGTCCCTGTATCGGTGGTATAAGAAGTAGCTGATACAATTCTAGGGTTGATTCTCTTATTTGTAAAGGTAACAGTGTTACTTGGAGTGACTGATTCTGGACCTGTATATCCTGTTGGACCTATCAGACCAGTATAGCCTGTTGGACCAGTTGGACCCAGTGGACCTGTTGGACCTATCAGACCAGTATAGCCTGTTGGACCAGTTGGACCCAGTGGACCTGTTGGACCAGTGTATCCTGTTGGACCAGTGTATCCTGTATAGCCGGTTGGGCCTGTAAAATTACCAGCACCAGTGTATCCGGTTGGACCTATTGGACCAGTGTATCCTGTATAGCCAGTAGTACCTGTAGCGCCAGTAGCTGCAGCTGTTCCTTGTGGCCCAGTATATCCTGTTGAACCTTGAGGACCTGTTGAACCTTGAGGACCTATTGGACCAGTATATCCAGTTGGACCAGTTCTACCAGTGTATCCAGTTGGACCAGTAAAAGCCCCTGCACCAGTGTATCCGGTTGGACCTATTGGACCAGTGTATCCTGTTGGACCGATTACTCCTTGTGGACCAGTGTATCCTGTTGGACCAGTGTATCCTGTTGGACCAGTGTATCCTGCTCCAGTATAACCAGTATAACCAGTTGGGCCAGTACGCCCTGTGTATCCTGTTGGACCAGTATATCCTGTTGGACCAAATCCTGTATAACCAGTATATCCTGTTGGACCAGTGTACCCTGTTGGACCAATTGGAACATCAGCTCCAGAGTTTACCCAAGCATTTGTATCAGTATCCCAAACCCAAATTGAGTCTGTAGAGGCAACGATTGCGAAATATCCAGCTGCGCCTATAGGATAAGCCGCAGATAAAGCCGCACCTGTTGCAAAATATCCTAAATTGTTTGGGTCTCCTAATTTGTTTGCTTGATATGACATAGATTTATATTAATTATATAATTATAAAAATAAACTTGCAATAGCTTTTATTGTGGGCTGTCTTATATCTGAAACTAAAAATGAAAGTATGAATATTATCACACCTGTAAATTTGAAAGGGTGATTGGCAATCCACATTCCTATACTTCTTTTTTCAAGGGTAGAAACTCTGCCGTTTGTTCTACAAGCCTGTTCTAAAGTCTTTTGACCGACTTCTTTTAGGTGTTGTAGTTCTTGGTAAATATCTTCGTTTGTTATTTCTTTAAAGGTTGTCATATTATTTTTCTACTACTTCTATTTTCTCTCCAACCGTAATTGTCCCATCGTCGTTCACAATATATTCATAAGGAATTGTTGGAACTTCAAAGTCTGGGTTCATTGATTTTATGAATTGTGCTGTGGCTGTAAATGTCTGAAAAAATTGAGCCGCATTGTTTCCAAAGAAATCAAAATGTTCTTGTGGAGTTAGGATTGAGTTGTTAAAAATATCATTAAATGAAACTGTAAAAGCTGATGTGAGAGCTTCTAATGTTCCTTTACGATATTCTGCACAACGTCTTACTTCGTCTGCTTTTAATTCTGCTTCTGTTTTTTCTATGTTAAATATGTTCATAATAATTTGTTAAGCTAATAATCCGTATGCCTTAATTTTTGTTTCTAATTCCGACACTCTTGTTTGAAGATTTGCAATCACAGCAAGAACAGAGTTTCCCTCGTCCTTTGTGGCAAATCCAAAACAAGCACCAGCCGAGCTATCTATTAAATCTTGAATAGCATAATCGGCTGATACTGGAGCTGTATGGGTGATGGTAGTAAGTTGTGTAGTAAGAGCTGTTTGTTTTGTAGTTGGAGCAGTTCCAAAGAACCCGATGTTTGAACCATCGTGGTCAATGTCGCCATCAAGTTCTACTGCGTCAGAGAATGTGAACTTTGAACCCGAACCAACCGCATCAAAAGTGACAAGCCCGTTAGATGCAACTGTTGTTGAGTAGTAGTTTGAAGCATCATAGCCAACCCTTAGTTGTTCTGTGGTAGAGATAGTGTGGAGACGAGCAGAGGGGTCTGTCGTCCCAATGCCGACATTGCCACCAAAATAGTTTTTAGCAGTAGTATCTGCAATATAAACTCCCCAACGATTAGTGATTGCACCAGCACCCGATAGGGCTTGATTTGCCATATAAAAACCATACATCGTTCCAATAGTTCCTGAAAAATTAAAGTTTCCGACTGAATAACCAGTAAAATTTGTAATGTTATTTGCAACAGAAGCACCATAAGGAGAGGCGTTATAAGCTTTCCAGTTTGTGACCACCCCACCCTGATGGTCAATAGTTGCATTAAAATTAATTAGAGAACTAGCGTTTCCAGCACCAGATTTGTTCATATAATTTTCGTGAGCATATTGTTCACCACCAAGAGTTTTACCAGCAGAAACTATATTACTTAGGTTTGATGATACTCCTCTCCAATACACAGTAGTATCAGTTGTCACTGTATGATTTGCTACGAATTTAAATAATCTTTCATTTACTGCAGAGTTTGTGACTGATTGAGTAAATAGAGAATTGCCAACTAACTCAAGACCAACGGTTGGTGCTACTTTATTGATACCAATATATCCATCTTTATTTATAGACATTCTTACTCCATAACCGCCAAATAAACTTCTTGTAATAAAATCAATTTGTCCTGCGTAAGACTGGTCAATATTCTTAAAGAAAATTCCACTATTTATAACATGACCTGAATTATAATTTGTGATAGATGTGTAATTACCCACAGTTGTATCTGTGTTTCCCAATTCTATACCAAGTTGTCCTCCGAGATTTGTATTGGTGTTAGTGTTTGCACCCCTGACATCTAACCTGTCGCTCGGGGCCGTCGTCCCAATCCCGACGTTTCCATTATTCAAAATCCTCATGAACTCCGTAG